TGGAACAGGAACAAATGGTTCAGGATATACTTATGTTGGGTATGCTTGGGCAGAAATAGCAGGGTTTAGTAAGTTTGGTTCTTACACAGGTAATGGTAATGCTGATGGTCCGTTTGTTTATACAGGATTTAGACCTAAATATATATTAATTAAAGTAAGTTCCACAACTGAAGATTGGTATATTTATGATACAAGTAGAATTACTTATAATTTAGGTAATATATTTATTTATGCTGATTTATCAGATGCAGAAGGTACAGGTTCTGCAGGTATAGATATATTATCTAATGGATTTAAACAAAGACAAACAGGCACTGGAAATAATGGAAATGGTGCAACATACATATACATGGCATTCGCAGAAAACCCATTTAAAAACGCACTAGCAAGATAATTAACAAAGGAAAAATTATGGCTTTTTATTTAAACGGAAAGAAACTACAGGAAGGTGCTCAATTCACGCACAATGGAATTACCTATCCTCCACAATGGTTGTATCAAACAACATTAGAAGAAAAACAAGCAATTGGGATCTCTGAAGTCCCAGATCCAATTAGACTCGATGATCGCTTTTGGTGGGATGGTAATCCAACTAGTCCTAGAGCATTAGAAGACAAAGAAGAAACAGATTCTGAAGGAAACAAGAGTACTACTCGTGGTCTTAAATCACAGTTTATTGCACAGATTAAAGATACTGCAGGTAAACTTCTAGCACAAACGGACTGGTATGTTATTCGTAAACTAGAACGTAACATAGATATTCCATCTAAGATTGTTACTGAAAGATCTAAGATTGTAGCTGAAGCAGATAGACTTGAAGCTGAGATTACTGCTTGTGAATACTTAGAAGAATTTATTAAGATTGTTACTAATCAGAAATGGAACTAACAGAAATGATTAAGCCTGACATCCAAGACGTAGATCATCGCCTAAGTACACACGAAGAAATCTGTGCTATGCGTTATGAGCAGATTAATGCTCGTTTAAAACGATTAGAACAAATCCTGCTTGGTGCTTTTGGTACAGTCATTGTATTACTTTTAAATAACTTATTCAAATAATATGGACCCAATAACAATACTCTCTGCTTTTGCACCAGTGGCTGTCGATTTAGGCAAATCACTTATTAACAAATTTGTAGCACCTGATAATTTTAAACCAGCTACTATAGAACAATATACTCAAATGAAACAAATTGATCTTGAGTTCTTTAAAGTCATGAATGAAGCTGGTGGTGGTAACCCATCATACCCTTGGGTAGAAGCTGTTATAAGACTTATGAGACCTACAATAGGGCTTCTTGTGCTTTCTACATGGGTTATTATGCATCTTAACGGTACAGCAACACCTGAAGTAGATAACTTTGCAAGTGCAGTAGGTTTCTATCTATTCGGTGAACGTTCACTTATGCACATTAAGAAGAAATGAAGTTAACAAAGCACTTTACGTTTGAAGAATTAACAGCATCAGAACTAGCAGATAGGCACGGAATAGATAATACTCCAGCTAGCCCTTTGATTTTAACTAATCTAAAAATTTTAGCTGAAGGACTAGAACGTGTCAGAGCCTTACTTGGAAAACCTGTTATTGTTAATAGTGGCTATCGGTCTATTTTGGTTAATAACCTACTTGGGAAGCAAACCGACAAGTCAACACACGAAAGGATTGGCGGCAGATATTATCTGTCCATCCTTTGGAACACCTAAAGACATTATTAAAAAGATTATATCAAGTGATATTCCATATGATCAAGTTATTTTGGAGTTTGATCGTTGGATACACATTAGTTTTTGTGAAGAGGGTAGTAAACCTCGTAAACAAGCGTTAGTAATAAATGGTAGTGGAACTAAAAACTTTAATTAAAGGAGAATATTATGCCAATGGTAAACGGAAAGAAGTATGCTTATACTAAATCAGGTATGGCAGCAGCTAAAAAAGCAGCAAGCAAATCAGGTAAAAAGATGATGGCTAAACCTGCTAAAAGCAAAAAGAAATAGTCATGGCTATTAAAAAAGGCAGTGAGACGTTTTCAGGTTATAACAAACCTAAACGTACTCCAGGTCACCCTACTAAGAGTCATGCTGTATTAGCTAAAGTAGGAGATAAAGAAAAGCTTATTCGCTTTGGACAACAAGGAGTAAGTGGCGCTGGATCTAATCCTAAAACTGCTAAACAAAAAGCTAGACAGAAATCTTTTAAAGCTCGTCATGCGAGTAATATATCTAAAGGTAAGATGTCAGCTGCATACTGGGCGGATAAAGTAAAATGGTAAAAAAAGGTTTATATTACAATATTAATCAACGTAAGAAAAAAGGAACTTCTCGTTCTAAAAAGAAGAGTACAATAACTCCTGAAGCATATGCAAATATGAAAAAGGGTTTTCCTAAAAAGAAGTAAATGAAAGATAAATTAGATCAGATTAGAGAGTCAGCAGAAGCAGACTTATCAATCTTTATTAAACTTGTAGCTCCACACTTGATGTTAGGAGCTGTTCATGAAGAACTAATTCAATGGTGGACTCGTTCTGAAGCTAAGAACAACCAATTAGTCTTACTTCCTCGTGGACACATGAAAAGTAAGTTGATTGCATATAGAACTGCTTGGTGGATTACTAAATATCCAGAAACAACGATTCTATATGTCTCTGCTACAGCTGATCTAGCTGAGAAACAGTTATATGCTATTAAACAGATTATAGATAGTCCTATTTATCGTAGGTACTGGCCTGAGATGATTCATCCAGAAGAAGGTAAACGTGAGAAATGGGCAGTTTCTGAAATTGCTGTTGATCACCCTCAACGTAAATTAGAAGGGATTCGAGATGCAACCTGTAAAGCTGTTGGTCTTACATCTAATACCACAGGTTTTCATGCTGACGTTGTTGTTCTTGACGACATTGTTGTACCTGGGAACGCTTATACAGCTGATGGTCGTGAGAAAGTTGAGGCAGCTTATTCTCAACTTGCTTCCATTGAAAATCCAGGAGCGAGAGAGTGGGTTGTAGGTACTAGATACCATCCAAAAGACATATATGATACCATGGTGGCTATGAAAGAAACTATCTATGGTGATGATGGTGATATTACTTCCGAAGAAGAAGTTTATGAGTTGTTTCAAAGAGTAGTTGAGACTAATGGAGAGTTCCTCTGGCCTAAACAAACTCGTGCAGATGGTAAACGATTTGGATTTGATGATAAAGAGCTAGCACGAATTAAAGCTAAATATATTGACGCTACACAATTTTATTCACAATACTATAATAATCCAAATAGTGAAGATGTTGCAAGGATTAGCTCAGAAAAGTTTCAGTATTTTGATAAATCTATACTTCAGAATAAAGAAGGGGATTGGTATATTAGAGATAGGAAGCTTAATATTTATGCTGCTATTGACTTTGCTTTCTCTCTTCGTAAAAAAGCTGACTACACAGCCTTAGTTACGATTGGTGTTGATCATCAAGGTAATTACTACATTCTAGATATAGATAGATTTAAAACTGACAGAATTGTAGATTACTATGAGCATATAGTTAAAGCTTGGGAAAAGTGGGGCTTTAGAAAGATTAGAGCTGAAATTACTGTAGCTCAACAAACAATTGTAAAAGAACTAAAAGAGAGTTACCTTAAACCTAATGGTATACCTCTTTCAATTGATGAATTTAGACCTACTAGGTCTTTAGGTGATAAGTTTGAACGTGTTTCAGCTGTACTAGAACCTAAGTATGATAACATGCAAATATGGCACTACAAAGGTGGTAATTGTCAGTCATTAGAAGAAGAGTTAGTAATGGCTCATCCTCCACATGACGATATAAAAGATGCTTTAGCTAATGCAATCTCAATAGCAATCATACCTAAGAATAGAGTTGGAACATTTTCAATAGGTAAAAATATAGTTACTCACAGCCGCTTCGGTGGTGTTTCTTATTAAGGAAAAATTATGGCAGGGAAAGTAGCACAACTAAGACAATTAATGGATAGAGAAGGCCTAGCAAAACGTTTAGCTGGTCTTTACAATAATTGGTGGATTCAACGTGATGATAAAGAAGCAGAATGGAGAGAGCTTCGTAATTATCTATTTGCTACAGATACTACTAAAACTACCAATTCTAAACTACCTTGGAAGAATAAAACAACACTTCCTAAGCTTACTCAAATTAGAGATAACCTTCATGCCAACTACATGGATGCTCTATTCCCTAATGATGACTGGGTTAAATGGGAAGGTTATAATTTAGAAGCTTCTACTCATAATAAGCGTAGAGCTATTGAGTCTTATATTAAAACTAAGTTAAGAGAATCTAATTTTAGAGAAACGATTTCTCAACTTCTTTATGATTACATTGACTATGGTAATTGTTTTGCTGATGTTATTTATGTAAATGAAAAGCATAGAGATCAATACACAGATCAAGAGATTACAACGTATCAAGGTCCTAAACTAGAACGTATATCTCCATTTGATATTGTATTTAATCCTACAGCTAGAACTTTTAAGGAGTCTCCAAAGTTTACACGATATGTTAAATCTGTTGGTGAACTTAAGAAAGATATTAAATATCGTCCTGATTTAAACTACGATGAAGCAGCTTTTGAAAAAGCCATAGCCGTACGTAGAAATATATCAGCATTTAAAATGGAAGATATTAATAAAGCTGAAGGTTTTAGTGTAGATGGTTTTGGATCTCTTCAAGAATACTACCAATCAGGTTTAGTAGAAATCCTCGAGTTTGAAGGAGACCTTTATGATGAAGTTAAAGGTGATCTATTAGAGCGTAGAATTATTACTATTATTGATAGAAGTTATATTATCCGTAATATTGAGAATCCATCTTGGTTAGGTCGTGATACAAAACATCATGTAGGTTGGAGAGAAAGACCAGATAATTTATATTGTATGGGTCCGTTAGACAACCTTGTAGGTTTACAATATCGTATTGATCATTTGGAGAACTTAAAAGCCGATGCTATGGATCTTACTATTCATCCTCCTATGGTTGTTAAGGGAGATGTAGAACCTTTTGAATGGGGTCCTGAGACTACTATTCACATTCCAGAAGATGGAGCTGTAGAGATGTTAGCTCCTAATGCTGCAGCTTTCCAAGTAAACAATGAGATTGCTGCTTTACTAGCACTAATGGAAGAAATGGCTGGTGCTCCTAAAGAGGCTATGGGTATCCGTAGTCCTGGTGAAAAAACAGCATTTGAAGTACAACAATTACAGAATGCAGCTGGACGTATATTCCAGCATAAGATTAATAAGTTTGAGATTGAGTTCTTAGAGCCAATTCTTAATACTATGTTAGAGATGGCTAGACGTAATATGGATATAGCTGAGATATCTAGAGTAATGGATGATGATCTTGGTGTAACTGATTTCATTTCTATTACTAAAGATGATATTACTGCTAAAGGTAAGCTTCGTCCTATCGGAGCTAGACATTTTGCAGCTAGAGCTCAACTTATTCAGAATATGCTTGGTATCTTTAATAGTCCTATGGGACAAGCTATTGCTCCACATGTTTCTTCTAAACGTCTTGCAAAGATGGTTGAAGAATATATGGGCTTTGAGAAATATGAATTTATTAAAGATAATGCAGCTATATTTGAACAAGCTGAAACTCAAAAGCTTGTTAACCAAGTTCAACAAGAGATGCAAATAGAACAAGCTACACCTCTTGAAGAAGACCTTTTAGAGCCTCAGATTGAAGGAGAAGCACCTCCTGTAATGTAAATATTACTTGACTTTTAAGTAATTGTATGTTATAATTATCCTATGGATTTAAAATCTGAAAAAGCTAAAAGCTTATCAAAACAAGAAGTTTTCGATTTACTTAAAGCGTATATCACTGACCAAGTTGAATTGTCTAGACGTAAATGTATAGATGAAGAGAATTTCTCTCTTCCTTCTTGGGCTGAATATCAAGCTTATCAATTAGGCTTCCAAAAAGCATTTCTAAAACTTCAGTCTTTATTACCTGACAAAGGAGAAAGTAATGTCTGAAGACAATAAAACACCTGAACCAAGTACCAACGAAGTTCAGAACCAAGATAACCAACAACCTGCATTCCAGATTCCGACAGAAGCTGCTGAATTAGTAGGTGATGGTAAGAAGTATTCATCAGTAGAAGATGCGTTAAAGTCAGTTCCTCACGCACAGAAGCATATTCAAACTTTAGAGTCTGAGTTAGCTGCTGCTAGAGAAGAACTAGCTAAACGTAGAACAACTGAAGAACTTCTAGATGAAATTAAGTCTGGAATTCAACCACAGGCTACCCCTGCTGGATCTGAATTTGATCAAGATAAATTAATGCAAATCGTTGATCAAACTCTTGAGCATAAGGAAAGACAAAGAGCAGCTAAGACTAATGCTGAATCAGTAGCGTCAAAGTTTACTGAGAAGTATGGTCAAAAAGCTGAAGAAGTCTATAATACTGTTGCTAAAGAAAGTGGATTAACTGTACAACAATTAAATAGCTTGGCAGCCAGTTCACCTAAGATTGTACTAAAGCTAGCTGGACTAGAAGGAGTATCTGCTCCTGTAGCAGGCAAACCTAATAGTACAGTAAACACAGAAGCTCTTAATAATAAGATTGACCCTAGCCAATTATCTGCTAGAGTTAAACAAGGAGCTACTACGAAAGACTTAGTCAACGCTTGGAAAATAGCTGGTGAAAAAGTTAAATTAAATTTATCAAACTAAGGAAAAAACATGTCACAATTAACTAGCAATACAACTGCCTTTATTGAGGCACAACAGTATTCTCAGTTTATTCTTGATAACTTACATGATTTCTTACTACCTGAAGGTATGTGGAGAGATGTATCAGACTTCGGTTCTGGCACTACTTTAAACATTAAAACAGTTGGTACTGTAACAATTCAAGATGCAGCTGAAGATACACCATTAAACTTTAACCCTATCGACACAGGTAACATTACACTTTCTATCACTGATTACGTTGGTGATGCATGGAAAGTGTCTGACGACCTCCGTGAAGATGGTGCTCAAGTAGACTCATTAATGTCTATGCGTGCAATGGAATCAACACGTGCTCTTGGTGAAAACCACGAATCACGTTTCTTATCTGTAGCTAACGCTGCTCAAACTAACGCTAACGTAAACTTAGTTAACGGCCGTCCACATCGTTGGGTAGCTGGTGGTGCTTCTGCATCTACACGCGTTATGACATTATCTGACTTCATTGCTATGAAATTAGCATTTGATAAAGCTAATGTTCCATCAGCAGGTCGTATCGCTATTGTTGATCCAATCGTTGAAGCAACATTAAATAGCATTCAAAACTTAGTTAACGTATCTAACAACCCAATGTTCGAAGGTATTGTTACAGAAGGTTTTGCTAAAGATCACAAATTTGTTAAAAACATCTTTGGTTTCGACATCTGGACTTCTAATCGTTTACCAGTTAAGACAGCTACAGAGGCATTAAATGCTTCTTCATATGGCTTAGCAAACGATACAGCAGAGATCGGTGACGTAGCTAACGTATTTATGTGCGTATCTGATGACTCAACAAAACCAATCATGCATGCTTGGAGACGTGCTCCTAAGACTGAAGGTTGGAGAGACAACGAAGAACGTGCTGATAAGTATCAAGTTACTTCTCGTTTCGGTTTTGGTGCCCAACGTGTTGATACACTTGGTGTTATTTTAACTAGCGGTTCTACATACTAAGGAGAATAACATGGGTTTTGAAATCGACGGTAAAAGAGGCGTAGCTCAACACTACGGCGTTAGAACAACAAACGGTAAGTTTGGTGGTCAACAATCAACAAAGAACGGTATTATCAAGTCAGCTGTATGGGATTTTGATTACAATGATCTTCCTAACTACGGAAGTAATGGTCTTCAACTTTCTATTCCAGCTAACGCAACTATCGTTTCAGCTAAATTATATGTTGACGTAGCATTTACTTCAACATCTACTACTACTGATTTAGACGTAGGTCTTTATCAAGCTGGTGGTACTGTAATTGATGCTGACGGTCTAATTACTGTAGCTGAGGCAACTCAAACAGCAATTGGTACTGCAGGTAATGTAGTTACTGGTGCAGGTGCTCTAGTTGGTAAAACAATTGGTGCTGCAGCTGGTGAACTAAAAGTTACTCCTTCAGTAGATGACTTAACAGCTGGTGCTGGTCGCATCGTTGTTGAGTATGTTTACAACAAGGACTAAGCAATAAACTGGGTATGGCCTTTACATTAGTAAGGGCCTCTCCCTTTTTTTATAAGGAATTCTAAATGACGATACAGCACTCACTAATTGCGGATGCAGATTTACATGAACCAAAAGGTGTAGTTTCTGCAGCGTCAGGAAAAGTATATCAAGCTAATGGCTCAGGTTCAGGAACTTGGGTATATCCATCTGGTAAAGTTCATGGTGAAATTTACATAGATGCAGGTGCAACTACACAAACTCTTTCAGGTTCTTCAGCTTTCGCTAAGTTAAATCCAACTGGAGAATGGACAGCAGGAGTAACTAATGTCCTAACACTTAGTGCTGGTAGTGGTACTATCACTCTAGTAGAAGCTGGTACCTACATGATTAACTTCTGGACCCAATTTACAACAGCAGCTATTGCTTCGGGTACATTATACAATTTTAAATATAATCTAGATGGCACTAATAGTAGCAGAACTCTAACAGTTGCTAAAGTATCAAATGGTGCTGATAAACTACATATTTCAGCATCAGGTTTAGTAACAGCTACAGCAGGACAAGTACTTTCTATGTATGTTGGAGGAGATGCTACATCGTCTTCTACAGCAATTACAGTATTAGAAGCAGGTTTATCTGCTGTTAAACTATAGGAATACATCATGGCTAAGATGACACTACTTGAAATTGTCCAAGACATCATGTCCGATATGGATTCTGATGAAGTTAACTCTATTAATGATAGTGTAGAGTCATTACAAGTAGCTCAACTCGTTAAGTCTACTTACTACAACATTGTAGATGGTAAAGACTATCCTTGGCTATATGAATTATTTCAGTTAGGTACTAGTGGTACAGTAGCTAGACCTACTCATATGAGACTCCCTGAAACAATCATTGATCTTAAATGGATTAAATATGATTGTAAGAAACCTGGAGAAACTCGTAACAGATTCACTAAGATCATCTATAAAACTCCAGAAGAGTTTCTTGATATTACAGATCAACGTCTAAGCACTGATTCAAAAATCACAGTTGTTACAGACTCTACTGGTATTAAGATTAATGTCTATGATGATAGAGCTCCAGCTTACTTTACATCATTTGATGATGACTATGTGGTATTTGATGCTTATAACTCTGCTGTAGAATCTTCTTTACAAAATAGTAAAACACAATGTCATGGTAAACGATCTGTAGCTTTTACACTATCAGATACATTTACTCCTGATCTACCTGTTCAGATGTTTACTTATCTACTTAATGAAGCTAAATCAGCTGCATTCTTAACTTTAAAACAACTTCCTAATCCTAAAGCTGAACAGATATCTGTATCACAAAAGCGTAAGATGAGTCAGGAAGCTTGGAAGATTAGTAATGGTATTAAATATCCTAATTATGGACGAAAAGGAAAAACAACTAGGATGGGAGGGTATTGATGTCAATGCTCACAAGTAATACTCCAGCATTTATTAACGCAGAACAATACGGAAAGAAAGGAAAAAAGAATGGCAGAAAAGTGGATTCAAAAAGCAATAAAAAAACCAGGAGCCTTAAGAAAAGCTCTAGGGGTAAAAGAAGGTAAAACAATTCCTGCTGGTATGTTAGCTAAAGCAGCTAAGAAACCAGGTAAAATGGGTCAACGTGCACGACTAGTACAAACTTTAAAGAAAATGAGTAAAGGTAAATAATATGGCTAGTAAATTAAAAAGATATGATGAGTTATCTCAAGAAGATAAAGATATGGTAGATTCAGCTTTAGCTTCAATTAAAGAATCTTCTAATAGGACTGTTCAAGTTAGAGAAGAAAATCAGGTAAATAAAGATGCTATGATGAAACGTGGTAGAGATTATGATGAAACCCCAGGTGATAGAAATGAATATTCTAATGAGCCATATAAAGCTGGTACTGCTGGTCAATTTGAACATCCTATCTTAAGAAGAAAGAAATAATGAAAACATTTACAACTCCTAACGGAAAAGAAATACAAGTATATAGAGATAAAGTCTCAGCTCAATACAAGATTCAATTTGGTTCAGGTGGAGAGTTACCAGAAGAATTAACAGGTATCTTTACGAATGAACTCTTTGCTGAAACAGCTATCAATAAATATTTAGAGAAACAAGAAACTAAAAAAGCTAAACTAGAAGCTAAGGAGTAGTAATGGCTGTAGGTAATGAGAAGATCTATAGATCATTTACAAAGGGTTTAATTACAGAGGCAAGTCCTCTTACATTCCCTGAAAATGCTTCTATAGATGAACGTAACTTTGTCCTTAACCGTAATGGTTCTAGATCTAGACGTCTAGGTTTAGACTACGAAGGTGGTTACTCTCTCAAAGCTACAGGCTTTTCTACAGCAGCCCTTCAAACAGGTAAACAATCTTTTCATAAGTGGGATGTACCTGGCGGTAATACCACAGTAGCTATTGGTGTTATTCGTATTCTTAATAAACTTTGGTTTATTGATTTACTTACTAATGCTCCTAGTGCTAACTTCCTTAATGGTGGTTCTTCAATCACCTTAGCTGGTCTTAATACAGCTGATATTGAAACAGCAACAATTAATAATAAATTAGTTATTGTTTCAGAAGATTTAACTTACCCTATACTTCTTTCTTATAATTCATCTACAGATACAGTAACTCAAACCGATATTATTGTAGAAGTTCGAGATATTTGGGGTGTAAATGATAGCTTACTTGTTAATCAGCGTCCTACTTCATTAAGTACTCTACACAAATATAACTTAAGAAATCAAGGTTGGGCCCCTACAATTCAAACAAGTACGGGTGCAGATGCTATTGATAGAACCTTTACTCAGATTGGTCAGTATCCATCTAATGCAGATGCTTGGATAAATGGTAAGATAACCAATCCAAGTTCAGGAGATTACGAGAAGTATGATGGTCAGACTATGGAAAATAATTCACAGTCTAACTTCCAAGTAGCTAAAGGTAGCTATATTATTGATGCTTTTAATAGAGGCACTGAACGACAAGCAAATTCAGGTTTAACTGGGTTACCCTTAGATAAAGAGAATGGTTCTTTTTCAACTATTGCTTCTTATGCTAGCCGTATTTTTTACTCTGGAGTTAATTCATCTATTACAAGTGGAGACTCTAGATCACCTAATTATAGTGGTTATATATTCTTTACTTCTATTGTTACTGGTGATGATAAGTTAGGTGTCTGTTATCAAGAAGCCGATCCTACAGATGCTGAGATTAATGATCTAGTTACAACTGATGGAGGTACAATCCAACTTCCAGAAGCTACTCAAATTATAAAAATTGTATCATCACAATCTTCTTTATTAGTATTTGCTGATAATGGTGTATGGGAAGTTTACGGAGATACTGGTGGCTTTATTGCTACTTCTTTCCAAACAAGTAAAGTATCGACTAATGGTGTTACAAATGCTAAGTCAATTGTAAATGTTAATGGTAACTTTGTTTACTGGTCTAAAGCAGGTATTTATTTACTTACTCCTGATGCAGCATCTGGTAGATTTACAGCTAAATCAATTTCATTAACAACAATTCAATCTTTATTTTTAGAGATACCTACAGTTGGTAAGAACTTCTGTAAAGGTTTCTATGATGAGAAAGAAAATAGAGTTAGATGGCTTTACAATGATACTGATACATATAGTACTAGTAACTATATTAATAAATATAATAAAGAGCTTGTTTTAGATTTAACATTAGAAGCTTTCTATGTAAATGAATTTTCTAGTTTAGCTAGTAATTCACCCTATATAGCTGACTATGTGGATATTCCAGGTTACTCAGTAACAACTACTGATTCAGATGTTTTAGTAGGAACAGATGAAGTTATTGTAACTTCTACTGATAAGGTCATCATTACAGAACCACTAATTGCTTCAAGAACAACACAGTTTAGCTTTTTAACTTTAGTTGGAGCTTCCTTTACAATATCTAAATTTGTAAATAGAAGTTTTACAGATTGGGAAATAGCTGGTTCAGGTACGGGAGTAAGTTATTCTAGTTATCTAGTAACTGGTTACGAACTCTTTGGTGATATTATTAGAAATAAACAAGTACCCTATGTGTTCTTTTATTTTAACAGAACTGAAGATGGCTTTACAACAGTTGGAGCTAATCTAGAAATTGACAATCCTTCATCTTGTTTAGTGCAAGCTCAATGGAATTGGGCTAACTCAGCTAACAGTGGTAAGTGGGGTAATCAATTCCAAGCTTACAGATTACTAAGAAACTATATTCCAAGCGGTGCAGGTGATCCTTTTGATTATGGTGATTCAGTTATTGTAACAAAGAATAAACTCAGAGGTTCAGGCAAAACAGTTAGTTTAAAGATTCAATCTGAAGCTGGAAAAGATATGCAAATTCTAGGTTGGGGAGTAACTGCAGTAGCTACAAGTAAGCCGTAATGAGTTTAAAAGTAATATATAAAGAAGAAGACAATGGATTTGTCGGTTTAAGTTATGAACCATTCTTACAGAAAACGATCATGCACTTGGAGTTTAAAAAGTGGAGTGTTCAGGAGTGTAAAAGATACAAACAAATCTGGAAAGTTATTCTTAAATGTTTAAAGGATAAAGGATTCACAGAAATATATAGTCTCTGTGATTCAGAAAAAGAAGCAAAATTTAATAGGTTTTTTGGATTTAAAGATACTGGGTATTTAGCTCAGACTGATAAAGGTACTAAATTATTATATAAACTGGAGTTATAATATGAAACATAAAAATACAAGAAAAGTAGGATATGGTGGTGCAGTAGCAGCAGTTAGTTCTGTTGTTAAAGCTGCAGGTCCTATTATAAAAGCAGCATCTGCTATTGGTAATGTAGTTAGTCCTATAGTAGGGGTTGCTAGCTTTATGCAACAAAGAAAAGCTACAACTCAAGCAGCTGAAGCTACTACTCGTCAAACACAATTACAAACTAGACTTAATGATATTAATGCTAGACGTGCGATGATTCAACAACAAAGAGAAGCTCGTATTAGACGTGCTCAAGTTCTAACAGAAACTACAGGTGGTGGTTTAGGTATAACAGGTACTTCTTCTTCAGTTGGTGCTATTGGTGCTGTATCTACTCAAGAAGCTAGTAATATAAGTGGAGTTAGACAACAAGGAGACTTTGGTAGAGCTATCGGTGAAGCTGGTACAGAAGCTTACACAGCTATGGGTGAAGCTAAAGGCTGGAACCAAATAGGTGGTATAGCTGGAGATGTGTTTAAACAAACAGGTGGGTTTCAAACATTTGAAAACATTTTTAGTTAATCTAGGATAAACTAATGGAATTCTCTGAAGATTTTGTATTACCTGAAATAGAAGTAACAACTAAGCCAGTACCCGAAGTACAGGCTAATGATGATGCTTTCTATGCAGCTGGTTCTTATGGAACAGATCCAGTTAATAACTATACTCAAATGTATGGAGAACTAACACAGCAAGGGTATTCTCAATCTTTAGAAGATGCTAAAAAAATGTGGATGTCTGAACAAGACTCTAATAATAAAGAAGCAGTTCTAGGACTTATTAATGATCCTAATGTTCCTAAAGAACAAAAGACTAAGATGTTATCTATATACTCTACTACAGGGTATATATCTTCTGATATTAAAGATAAGTATGTTCAGCGTATTGCATCTTTACCAATAGGAGATACACACCTAGATGATGCATCTCAAGATACTAATGTAAATCTTTTACAAAATAAAAAAACTGATATGGCTTCACGTAAAGAGGATCTAAGTAAAGAATCTTTCTTTGATACCGTTCTCGACAATATGCCAAAAATCTATGAAGGACTAACTCCAGGTCTTATCATTAGAAAACCAAATGGTAATATTGATTGGGGTAAAACCCTAGCTCCAAGTCAGATTGCTAAAGATGTGGGCGGTGAACTCTTAGGTCTTGCTAATTTCTTTAGTTCTTTACCCTTTTTCCTTGAATCTCGTGGTCATGCTTTTACTAACCTAACTAAGCAAGCTATTAATAAAGAGAATGTTGATTGGCAAAATGCTATTGCTAAAGGGGAAGAATGGGCAGCTACAAGTCCTGTTACATCTTGGTCTGATTTAAGAATAGAAACTGTTGTTAAGAAACTAGGTTTAGAGTCTGAGTTTGAAGCTGTTAAAAAAGAATATGAAGGTTCAGTAATTAATAGTATTACTGGTGGTATTGGTACTGTTATTCAAAAACTAGACGAGAAAGCAGCTCAATCTGGTAAGACTAAACCAGGACAAGTACAAGTTCTGACAGATGCTGTGCTAATCTTTGGAGGCCCTTTATTCAAAGGTGGTAAAGCTATTACTAAGAAGTTTACTAAGAGAGATGAAACTATTGATATTCGCCCTGATAGTCCTCTTGATAATACCGTAGAAGCTAATCCAGCTGTTGCAGCTCCTCTTATAGAAGCAGGTATTAAAGATCAAACAGGACAAACTGCCTTATCTTTAGGTGCGGAAGATCCTGGTGTATTAATTCATAAGTATGTCTTACCTAAAACTACAGAGAAGTCTCCAGATGTTAGAAACAATCCTAGTTTGCATCAAGAGATTATTAAACTTAATAAAGATCTAGAAAACGTTTTAGAGAACACACAGTTTGATCCTAACGTTATTGACGTAGAACAACGTAGATCTGATATTAGTGCTGTTACCAAGATTATTAATGAATCTACATCTCCTACATACATGCAAGCTAACTCTCTTGTTAATGTAGCTGATACATTATTCCAAGTTAAAGCTGTCTTTGGTAGAGATAGTAACTACTTCTTTAACTCTAGAGAAAGTGTTATTAATGCTTATGACAATCTTAAACAACAACTAGACTCTCTTCCACAAGAAGAAAGAGGTTCTGTTTATATTACTGATAGACTTACTGGTCAAAAATATACTCCTGATTCATTACGTGCTGATCCTAAATTTACAGCAGATGTTATGGATAACAAGCAGTTCGCTGTTGAATGGGAATATAATAAAGAATATGATCTACTAGCTAATGCTTTAAATGGACCTCAAGCTGTACAAACAGTTCTAGACTTTGGTTATAAGTTAGATATTTCTAAAATAGCTCAAACTACTTTTGGTAAATGGATTACTCCTTCTGGTAAGTTTGCTCCTTGGATTGAACAAGGTTTAGGTAGACAAGCTGAAAGAGCTTCTTATTTATCATCTCAAACACTCAATCTAGTTAAACAGAAACTAGGCGATGGTAAACTTAAAAATGAACTAGCTACTGTTGTTTATGATGCTCAAGAAGCAGGTAGAGAGTTGTTTACTAAAACAGAACTTAGATTAAAGTTCCCTAAACTATCTACAGAACAACTTGATACTTTATTTGAGAAACAAGTTTACTGGAGACAAATTAATTACTTTGATTTAGCTTTAACAGATAGAGCTAGACGAAATGAATTAATTGGTAAAGGCTATGTTGATGGTCTATATAAAGATGGTAAGTACATTGGTGCTGCTAGAAAAGACTTTGCATTCGTTGGTGAGGGTAACCTACCTCCTAAATCAGTATGGGATCTTACATTAGATCTTCCTGTGGAATTTGAATTAGATAGATCTAAAACTGATGGAGTATATAACATTGGTGGTAAACAACTAGTAGTTTTAGAAAAAGCCTTTACGGATACAGCTACTGGTAAGATCTATGAATATGGTTTAGTTGGAGATAGAGTAAAACTTGATATCCTCCCACAAAAACTTATTAGAAGAATTCCTGGATATTCTCCAGTGCTTTACAGAGAACACTTCTTTATTGATGCTGTACCTAAAGAACTTAATGTTAATGGGTATCAGATCATGGACAAGACTAAACTAGAGAACTACTCTAGATCTGTTGCAGCTGCTACTACTAAGTATGAAGCTGATGCTTTACTTAAAGAGTTTGAAGCTAGACTACCAGATCATACAGTATCTTTACGTAAGGCTCGTGAAGAATCATTAGGTGATCGTGTATCTCTCTATGAAGTTCATGGTGAAGTGGTACGTAATGCTCTACGCCGTGGTGAAAGACTACCATCACTACAAGGCCCTGCTCGTATTGAAGATCCACTCACAGCTTTAATTAAGACATCTCAAAGTTTAGCTCGTATGGATGCTTTACGTTCTTATAAGAATGTATTTGAAACTTACTTTATTAAGAATTATAAAGAGTTTTTACCAAGAGTTAGAGAAGGTGAATTCCCACCACGTATTGAGTTAATTGAACCATTACCGAGAGCTATGTCTGCAGCTGAGAAAGCTAAGTTTGAAAAGGCTAAAGCAGAGTTTGAACACTATAGCACAATTACTTCATTTGCTGACTGGTCTGATTCTATTCCTAGTGCTCTTGTTGTAGCTGCTGATGTATTAGAGAAATATAAACTACCTGGTAATGTATTGCGTGAGATTGGTAATAAAAATATGATTATCAATGCACCTCAACGTATAGCATCTTTATTCTATATTACCCTTAACGTACCTAGACAATGGTTTGTACAAACTCAACCTATCTTTGAAATGGTTGTAGCTAATCCTATCCAAGGATCTAAGAATGTAGCTTTAATGCTTGCAACTAGACTAGCTTTACTTGATGAAGCTAAAATGCTTAAGCCTTATAAAGGTGCTGTAAACAAGTTTGCACAAGACTCTGTAAAAAATTTAGTAGATAAAGCTGAATTTGATGCTACAGTTAAAGCTATTAAAGAGTCAGGTTTACTACAATCAGTTGACCAAAACTTATTAGTTAATCAGATTCTAACAGATTCGACTAGACCTTTAGTTGAAACACCATTAGAAAAGGGTATGGCTGGAGTTACAGCTGTTCCTTCAGCTACAGTTAAGTTAGCTAGAGCTGTTGGCTTTGATGCAGCTGAACTATCTAATAGACTATTTATGTGGTTACAAGCTAAGGATTTCTGGAAAGAACAAAATCCTGGTAAAAACTGGAATACTCCTAAAGGTCGTGAAGAGATTTCATATGAAGCCTGGAGATTATCAGGTTCTATGAGTAGAGCTGGATCTTTACCCTACCAACGTGGTGCTTTATCATTCTTGATGCAGTTTGCTGCAATCACACAAAAACAATTCTTACTTGGTTTCCAAGAAGGCGGTAGTATTCTCTCAAGAGCTGATAGAGCTAAACTATTAGCAGCTAGAGGATTACTATGGGGCTCATACGGTGTAATTGGCGGTAAACTAATCTCTGATGCTTTAATAGCTACACAAGATCCAGATATTCTTAAATTAAGAAATGAATTAAGACAAGGTGCATATGACAGGGTTATGAATGGATTCTTTAAAGCTATGGCTGGTGATGATATAGATCCTAACATTAACTTTTCTAAAGACCTTAATCCATACGGTGAGTCTGGTTTAGGTATTCCATATATTGACTTAATGGTAGAGATGGTTAAAATGTTAAATGGTGATACTAGTGGATTTAGATTCCCAGCTATGTCAGCTATTGGTCGTATTCCTGATACTATTAATACTCTTAATTCTTGGTTTGTAACTAAAGATATATCTGAACAAAACTTTAGTAAAACAGTACTAGAAGCTTCACGCTTTGCTTCAGGTATGGATAACTGGGCTAAAGCTCAATTAATGCTATCTATTGAAGACAAAATTACTAAGCAAGGTAAACCCTTAGGTCTAAATGCTACTCGTGCTGAAGCCTTTGCTCAAATTATTGGCTTTACAACTACTAAAGAAGATGATATCTGGGCAGCTGGTAAGGTTAAGAAAGATAGACCTACTGAGATAAAAGACATGGCGTCTAATATTCACAGAGAAATTATTAAGATTATCTCTGATCCTGAACTTAAAAATGATCCTGAACTTGAGTCTAAGAAACGTCAATTAATGAATAGCTTCTTATCAGTGTTACATGACAAAGATAGTGTAAAATGGAATAAAACAACACTTAAAGAAATTGGAGATCAGGTTTTAGAACTAGATAAAGAGACTAGAAAAACTCTTAAACGTAGTCTAATTGAATATACTTGGACTAAAATGAATGGTGAGTACGATAAAAATAATCAAAAATTAGAAAACTTATTAAAAGATAAAGAGAATGAGTCAACATTCAATTTACTTAATTTGATACACGGAAGGGAAAATCCATAATGGCAAGAGAACGCTTTTCACAAACAATGAATCTACCTAGCTATGCAGCTAATCCTGTATCAGATAGAGCTGGATTAATAAATAATGATGTATCTCAATTAGCTGGGACTTTAGGATTTGTTTCAGAAGTAGCAGGGGAAGTTATGAAGTATAGTGCTACTAGTGATATAGAACAATCTATTAAAAAGGATATTGAAGACTATCAAAAACAAAGTCCTACTTACCTTGCACAAACTAATCTTGATATTAAAACTATGCAAGATAGATTAAATGATCCTTCCCTAAAAGAATCTGAAATTCCTGGTATTGTTAAGTCTATAAATGACAAAGTAAACTTTTTACAAACAGCTAGAGATCAACATAAGATTAATGACTATGAATTTACATCTAGAATTAATCAAGTTACTCGTGAAGCTTTAGCAAAGAACCCTGGATTTAGTAGAGAGATTCTATCTAAGGCTCAACAAACTCTTGACTTAAATAATATCCAACAAACTATTAAATTAGATGCTGCTTTGTATGAATCACAAAGAAAAACAGTAGAAGAAGAAAGACGTAACTTAAGAGAACTAGGTGAAAAATACTTACTTAGAGCTCCTGAAATTGTAGGTGAAGATGGTCAAAAGTATCTTGATTATGGTGCTTTAGATAGAGAAGTAACTAAAGCTATGAATGATGAACGTACAGCTAAAGGTATAGAACGTTTAGCTACTACTACTAAAAATATTAATGAAATACAATTACAAGAGATTGTAAACAACGGTATTCATTGGTCTGTAGTTAATGATTCTTATAGATCTGGGTTGTCTCAATTTAATACTTTAATGAAAGATCCTAATCTTCCTTTAGATAAAAAGATTACAACATTAGACTTGTTAGCTAATCAAATGAAGCTAGATTTCAACACTAAATTTGGCAGATTCTATAACAAACCTGAGATCAAAGAAGCAGCTGAGTTTTATACTAAACAGATTGATGGTGTAGTTACAGCTCTTAAGAATGATTCTACAGGTAAAAACTACGCTGATATTCTTGAAACTAACTCTAAGATTAATACTAAATTATCAGAATTAGAGTTACGTAATCAAGGTATAGATCCTGTCTATTTGAAAGTTATTAGTGATATTGCGCCAGCTCTAAATAAATTTAATCTTAATCCTAAAACAGAAAATACTTTTATTAATTGGGCTAATTTAGTTCTTGAGAAGTCATTACAAAAAATGCAAAAAGGTGATAGTAATCCTAAAAATCAAGAAACTGTTGATACTGTATTTCAAAAAGGTACTATTATTCTTCAAAATGGTGAAAAAGTTTCTATCAATGGTGGTTATTTAAACTCATCAGCTAATAATATTAGTAAAGGTGATGCTACTTTTGTTCCTGTATTTAAACAATCTTTAGATAATTACATTGCATATATTAATTTTGACTCTGATTTCTTATCTACTAAAGACCGCAATATCCAACAAAAGAAACAATTTGGTGCTATGGAAGAAATGTTTAAACAAATAGGTGATCCTAAGTTTAAAGAGGCAGCTAAATACATTGATGGCTATCAAGCATCTCAACTCTTAAAAGGTGTTGATGAATATAACAGAGTCATCTATAATAACTTTATGAAATATAGAACTGAAAATCCTAATGAGAAAGTTCGTATCAGTCAAAACTGGGACGGAACACTTATTGCTACAGGAGGCTCAGAAGAGTTTAATACTAACTATGTTGGCCGTATTAATACAGCATTAAAAGCATACTCTACATTACAAGGTAAGAGTCCTAATGAAGTGTCTAATGAATTCTATACAAGATATTATCAAGACATCTTTACTAAGAATGTAAGTGAATTATCAATGAAAGTGAAACCAGTTGAAGAAGGTAATATTGACCTTAAGAATAGACCAGTAGTGAAAAACGCTGATGGTACTATAAGCACAGTCAGAAGTATGTCATTTAGAATGGGAAATACAGAAATTCTTGTACCTACCGTTTCTGATGATGGTAAGATTTTGACTGAAAACGAAGCAATTAAACGATACTTAGATACAGGTAAGCATCTAGGTAAGTTTAGAACTGCAGAGGAGGCAACAACATTTGCTAAACAACTTCACAATGAACAAGATAAAATGTATTCTCCTGGGAATACTCTTAACAATTTCGCATCCACCCCAGGAGGTGGTGCAAATAAAAAAGCAGATTTAATTAATACTGCTTTTGTTCCTAAGATTATTTCAACAGCAAACGCTGGAGAGGTTGATCAAATAGTTACTAGATTAATTGATAAAGAGTCTAAAGGATTACATACTAATCCAACTACTCGTCAATTAGTAGAGTCACCTAAAGGAGCTAAAGGTATTACTCAAGTAATGCCAGCTACTGGTGTAGATCCTGGTTATGGAGTAAGACCATTACAAAATAATTCAGAGGCTGAGTATAAACGATTTGGCCGTGACTACTTTGTAGCTATGTTAAGAGAGTTTAATGGTGATGCAGCAAAAGCATTAGCTGCTTATAATTGGGGACCTGATAAAGTTAAGTCTACTGTTAAAAAACATGGGGAAGCTTGGTTTACCAAACTACCTACAGAAACTAAAGACTACGTAGCATCTATACTATGAACTTTGAGTTTGACGAATCTTTAAGTAAAATTTTTAGAGCTGTAAAAGCTATAGGAGCTGAGGTAACAGGTATGGCTCCTAATAAAGAATTTGCTGAAGATATTAGTGTAGAGACCTATGGTAAAGAATCACAGCTTGGGGGTAAGGCTGATGCAATGCGTCATATTACATTCTCAGCCCTTGCTTCTCAACAATATTCTGAACCAGTAGCTAAAACTATATCAGTTCTTAATGAGAATATCACTTATAATCAGAGTCAAGCTGAAAAAGATATGGATTATGCTAACGATGCTATAGGAAGAGAAATAGCTAAGAAAGCTAAGTCTAAAGAAGAAATTGTAGAAATGGCAAAAAAAGCTATTGATACAGGTAAAGCTAAAACAATTAAAGATAATACAGGCCCCTATTACTAAATAGGGACCTTAATTACCATTATTGGTTTGGTCTTTTTCTGAGTATACTTGATACCATATTCTGTACCCTTACTCTTTCCATCCCAAAATACTAAAACTTTATCAGCATTATCTATCATCTGTTTATTACGGATGAAGAAATACTTACTACTGAATGGTATATTATCTAGTAAGTGATACGGTAGGAACTCAATAAAGTCAATTCCGTGAGCTTCAGCATACTTCTTAGACAGCTGATCAACTCCTTTAGCACCACCAGATAATATAACAACTTTACCAGTAGTATGATCTTCAATAAACTTCTCTATAACAGGGAAGACTACCTCAGCTTTATCAATACTACGACTACCTAAAATACAGATCTTCACTCTGTTCTTTCTGCTGAAAATTGTATTCTAACTAAGAGTAAATCTATGAGTAAATAGTTGAAATACTCGTCAGCTATAAACTCAAATCCTAGACTTAAACCTCCAATTATTTCAAAGTTAATCATCATATCTCACAACCTCCTGCGGTGCAAGCCAATGTTTGTTGACCTGTGGTGTTATCTTCAACTTCAATAAAAGCTTCCCAGTCAATTACACTAGGGGTTTTAGCTAGAAGTTCATTGTATTGTTCTTCAGTACAATCTTCATAAGGAGCTTGTTGGTATGTATGATTAGAGTGTGGTAAGAATGATACACCACTAATCTCATCAAAGTGTTTCCATACCCAAGCACCTACTTCAGGCCAATCTTCATCCTTAACAGAGATAGTTACTGATGGCTTGTGTTCACACCAGTGACGTTGATAAATTAACCAGTTTTCTAATTGTTCTATAGCTGTCTTATCATTTCTAAGAATAGCACCTTTAGGAGCTTTCATAGGGAAACTAAATACAGCTGTACTATCAGGACGGAAAGCTTCGTCTTCTACTGAGACACCTGCGTTCTTGAGGTAATTGTAGATCGGGTCCTTTTTATCCATGCGTATGCGTCGGATATAAAAGTCGTTGTGACGAGCATGGATACCACTAGCGGAATCAACCAACTGCGATACAGTCCCTGAAGGCTTAACACAAGTGATAGAAGTAGAACATGGTATATCAAATTGTTTAGCATAGATCTCATTTGTTTTCCTAGCGACATCTCTTAGTTCCTCTAATAATTTAGGATCAGGATTACTTGTAATCTTAGCATCCATAATACCAGTTAAGCTGACACCAAGTAAGCGTTCTTCTTCAGTATTCTTCTTCCATTCAGAGGATAAGAATTGGAAGTTAGTTAAGGTTGATTGGATAGTTCCGAGAATTGTCGCAAGTCTGACCTTATGAATAAGGGTAGCTCTGGTATCACCTTCCCGTACAACCACTTCCGTAAGATTGCAGAACTGTTTATCACGGAGGATAATTTCTGAGCATGGATTGGTTCCGTAGCTGAGAGATGGATCTCGTCTTCCCCACTTGTTTGCTTGATTTTGAGCAGCAATACGATTAAAGATTCCTCGTTCACCTGACTTGGACTTAACCAAGCTGAGCCATTCTTCCATGAAAGTTTCACTGTCGGGTTTTTCTGTGTAGGCGACAGAGTTATTGGCAAGGCCTCTGTGTGGATAATCATTATACCATGCTCCCATTTTAGCTTCACGCATTCTGCGATCAGTCAAGTTAGATAGAGAAATAAGTGCTGATCTTCTAACACCACCAACTACTACAATCTCACCAATCATACACATAATATCGTGTACTTCTATAGATGTAAGTTTACGACCTTTAGCTTGCTTAAACGTTTCAACTACAAAGTCAAATAGTTTCTTTAATGGTTCAGGGCCACTAGCACGACCACCAAATACTTTAAGTCTAGCACCAGCTGGACGTACTTTACTAAAGTCAAACGTAGGGATATCACCTTCCCACAAGGAAGATAAGAGTTTCTTAAAGGCTTTAGCCCAACCTAGTTTACTATCTTCTACAGATATAATGTCATCTACATACTTTAATTCAGCTGGAATCTCTGGAAGTTTAGAAATCTCTTGACGTTCACAAGAGAATCCAACGCCAGTACCATTCATGAGTATATATAGAGCTTCACTAAAAGCACGTTTATTATTAACAGCAAGATAGCTACAGTTATAAGCAGCGATATTATCTCTTTCACAAGCCTCCCCAGCAGTCATAAGTAAACGCATAGAAGGCATAACTTCTAAGTTTAAAACTGCATTATGTAATTCTGTCCACTCATCGTCAATTAAATTAACCTTAGTTTTAAGGTAATTAGTAAGACGTGTAACTGTTTCTTTCCAAGTTTCTCTGCGATTTTTTTCAGGTATAAAACGAGCATACCTGCTCATTGCTATTACTTCTTGGTAAACACTTGGTAAACTACTCATAAGTATCATATTCCTCTAGTTCGTTATCTGTTTCTTTTAGTAATCTATCTAGATTTTCTTCTATCTTGTCTTGAAACTTATCGACAAGTTCTTCAGAAGAAATATCAAGAAGCTCTAAGAGCGTTGTCTCGTCAAATTTCTTAAGATCTTCGCATAATTCTTGAAAAGTACGTTGCATAATTAACTTTCTGATGACCGACCATTAGAATATGTAGCTGCCCGGGTATCCTGGTTTAGATTGTTTAGATCTTCGGAAGAAAGCTTTTGTTCTTTCATACGCTTTCCAAATATAAGATCCCAATTTTCTTGGCCCTCTTTTGATAATGTCTTTGAGACTAGTCTCGCTCCTGTGTGATCGTTCTGACTTGCCAACTTCTAACTCCTTTAATAGTTCAACGTAATGAATAACTTTATTCAAGTCTTCTATACCACCTTTATGTCTCCACCTAGTAATATATTTAACTACATTACCCTCGATATAGGGTAAATTGTTAGCTGTAATATATTGAATAGGTTGGATTTTTAATTCTTTATAATGCTTTCCTGCTACTTGTTTATCTAATGCACTCATAGTTATCTCCTTACCTAATATTATAACAATTTATTATATACTTGTCAACCAAAATGTTCACGACTTAGTAATAAATATTCACAAACTTTATCAGCAATCTCATTAAACTTTTGTTCATGCTGATTATAGTCAGTATGATTATTATAAAACAAATAAAGGTGTATCATTTCATGAAGTATTGTTTCAGATATCTGATAGAATGTCTCATTAGAAGTAGAGATTTGAATTCGCATAGGGTAAGGAATAAACATACCCATGTAATCAGTTTCGTCAATGACTTCAAAAGTTACCTTGCGAGCAGGAGGCATCCTAAGACTACAGAATGGTGGTAGCTCTTTATAACAATCATAAAGTTTTCTTAGGAATCTTTTGTTTAGTATCATCTTTTTTATCCTTGTCTAGTTCTTTAAGCATTCTATCTGATGCTATGTTTCCTACAAAAGTCCCTGAGACAGATGCAGCAAATTGTGTACACCCACTACAAGCCAACAACAAACCTACTAGAATCATATTTCTTAACATTTGTAATCCTTTTAATATTCTTTTCATCAGGAATAAGAGGAATGATTTCAAGGTTATGTTGCTTACTTTTTAAATCTTTCATCCAAGATAATTCAGTAGGCTCACTCATTAGTAAACCTTGCCAAACTAAAGTTCCTTTACTATCGTATTCTTTAACTAACCAGGCTATAGGCATCATATATTTACCACCTTTAGTTGACCTTTTTCTTTTAAGTTTTTGTTATCTCTGAACCAATTACCACAGCTACGGCATTGATATCGTTGATATTTGCCTGCCGAAGTCATGTTATATCCTCTTCGCTGGAAATTTTTAGATGAGCAAGTAGGACAACATAAGTCTGTACCTTCTATTAGATTACGATTAAGGTGATTCTTAATCCAAGGTTTAAACTTGTTATATACTTTCTCAAGAAGTATAACATCATTACGATTGTATTCTTCCATAATCTTCCAAGCTTTAGGGATACCTGCCATACATTGTACCCATAACTCATGACCACTATGTTCAGTCTTCTTACCTAAACCTAGTTGTTGAGCTACATAGTCTAGCTTGTTAGATACAAATCTAAACCTACCTTTAGCTACAGTAAGTAAGTCAATCTCTTTAAATGGTGCAGGAGGAAACATTCCATGTAGTAAGAATTCTTTATTAAGAGATGGAATATCAAATCTCTTACCATTGTAGTGTATAACTGCATCTGCCTCATCAAGAAGTTTATGAATACCTTCTAACATCTTTTTCTCACCAGACTTCTTAACAGAATCAAACACCATCTTTTTATCCCCTAGCCATTTAGCTGCATAGCACATGACATAAGAGGACTCTTGTAATTGATTGATACCAATGTTCTGATCCCATATACCCCATACGTGAGCTACGTTAGGGGCCATCTCTATATCTAATAAAAGAATCTTACTCATATTATTGTACCTTTGTAGTAACTGCTTTCCATCTAGTTGTAAACAATATAAAGTTATGTCTATACTGTAAGAGTAAAGGGCTATTGCCTTCTTTCAGATATCTTAGTTGAATCATTGTACACTTCCTCCTTGTTCTTTATGAATCTCAAACTCTTGTTCTGCTTCGTCTAAATTAACTTGAATAATTCCGTGATGGATTAAATCTTTAATAGCGTGATCCATAAGGAATGCAGCTTCATTAGGGTCCACATGGAAATCAAAGTCATAACTACCATCATCATTTTTTACACAGTTGCTTATAAGCATTAAGCCAATCCTTTCTAAAGTCTAGCCATTCAAAGCCATTATCAGTAGCCCACATAGCATAGGTTGTTTTACTTCGTTTAGTAATCTTATTATCAGGGTTCTGAAATAAGAATATAATTCTGATATTAGGATTAGAATCCCTAAACCAGATCATCTTCTTTCTTGTTTCTAAGTCTAACTTACCCTTGGCTTCGAGGAATATATTACTACGACCTGTCTTGAAATCAGGTATATAAGTTCTTTCTATTTCAGGTTGTATAAACTTAAACTTGTTAGGTTCATACTTTACTGAAGGATACTCACGTTTAAGTGTTGCCCATACTTTTTCTTCTAACTTACTCTTGAATGAGGGCATCAAACCTATCCTTCCAGTTGTCATCTAATGATCTAAGAATCCATAGCACACTTGCATTCATGATAAACTCTTCATCGTTTCCGTACAAATCTCTTACAATGTTAAACATTTCTTGTTGAGATGTACAATCAGCAAGTATCTTAGCTGCTTTCTTTTCGCCTAATCCTTCTATACCTTTAACATTATCTGATGTATCTCCTTTAAGACATTGCTTATAGAATAATCTTAAACCTTCTAGTTCTGATTGTTCTATAAATGTATCAGGTCTAGACCAACCTTTACCATTAATCTCCCAAGAGAAGTGATGCCCTGGTACTTGTAATAAGTCTTTATCAAGAGAACATATGATAGTATCTTCTATATTTACACCTAAATACTTTTGATTAATTGCTAAAGCATCATCTGCTTCTAGTCCATCAGGTGCGTATTCAGCATTAAGTTTCTCTAAGCTGTATACTTGCAGATCTCTTAGATGTTTAGGTTTAGGTTGAGTACGATTAGCTTTATATTCAGGATAGATTTGTTTTCTAAAATTAGATGAGCTAGTTAAGAATGCTCTGTAACTAGTAGCCTCAGTCTTATTAAGAATGTTATCTAGTAGTTCGTCTATCCTATATATAGCAATGCCGAGGTCATCATTCTCGGCACTAGCAGCGCATCTATAGCATAATAAATCTTGATCAATAAGGGCTATCATTAACTGTTAGGTATCACTTTCTTATAAGTTTTATCTTGATTTGGATCTACTAAAAATACATTAGCAGGGAAAACAGACTTATCTCCTTTATACCATTGGATTTCAATCATGTCTCCCTCGCCTTTGTAACATGCAATTAATCTATTACCATCTACTCGTGTAGCTATTGCAGCCCATGGATATAAATCTTTTATCTCAGGAATCATACAATCTACATTTGATAGAGTAATAACTACATTATCATTATAATGATAGTGCAGATATTTTAATTCTTTAGCGTCAAGTCTGGTAAAGAACATTGACCATGAAAGTAAACATAATATAATTCCAGAGGCTAGCAATGCCCTTATAATCCAGACTTCCCACTTTTTCATACTAACTCCTATTCAGGAATATCATCAGGTAAATCGTCAAATGAACCTGTGTTACCCAATACATAAGTTTCAAATACTTTAGCTGTTTCAATAACTGTATCGGTTGAAGCACCTTGACCTAATAAGTCTACAGCTGTAGCTAGTGAAGATTGACGGATAATGTATACCTGTCTAGCTGCACGTTCTTCTTTAGTTTCATAGTTAGATCCAGTTACTCTTGTTGCTGATGCTGTTGGTTTAGATTCTGCCACAGTTTCTCCTTCTAGTCCTACCCAATCCCAATAACCAGTCTTGTCATTCTTAACTGTTTTGACATTGATAATCTGATCTTTAGTCCAAGACTTAGCTGCTTTGAATAGATCAGGGTTTGCAAATGACACTAGCTTTTTAGCTTGAGCCATACCTTTATCGTTTTTGTAAGATACAACTAATTGTTGAAATGTTCTACCATTCTTAGCTGATAGAGT